AGTTCTCTTTATTCATAATTTTCCTCCTAACTTATTTTTTACTTTATTTTATTGTAACACATAAAAAACAAATTGTCAACTAAAATAAACCTTTCCGAGTAACTGTTTTTGATGTGTTTCGAATAGATTTCGCCTTATTTAACATATATTTGGCGTTATACAAGATGCGACAATCCCTATCTGAAGCTAACTCCTCTAAAGTAAATCCGAAATTAGATACTGAATCTCGAATAGTCTTCCGCGCCTCTTCTGGTAATCTACCATAATGATCTTTGTTATTGCGCTGTTGGTTACTTATAGAAATTGTACCGTAGTCCGACATGATATTACCCATAGCACCGATCATTATCCAACTAGTGCTGTCCGCAGAATAAATAGGGTATTTCTGAAGTAGCTCAAAATCTGTCATTCCAAAAGCGTGAACCTTTACATTGGAATTGTTAGATTTAGAGATCAACTGAAAGCATTTTTCTAAAAATTGATCTCTCATCCACTTAGGTTTTCCAACCATTCCTCCGAGTGCAATGTAGGGAATATGTTTTCCCTCAGGACTCACCCACTCTAAAGCATTTATTAAATATTCAAATGGTTCGCCGACATGAAAAGTATACAACAAACTATCTGGTTTCTTTAATCTTCTTCTCATAAATAGATAATTTTCCCACGTTTTCTTTGCCGCAAGTTTCACCTGTTCCATAGTGGCTCCGTGAACCCTATCTCCTGGAATGAAATCAACCTGCCCACATAAATAAATATCCTCGGAGTTTAAATTAAGCCAGCTAATGTATTCTTTTACATCGATTTTAGCTCCCTTCGTCCAAGCACTAAATGCTCCAGAATCAATGAATAACTTAGACGGTTTTATGAGGTCTTTTAATTTTTCGACATATGTCTTGTCCAAATAAGAGAAAAGAGAATCCGCCTTCAAATCACATAAAACAGATTCTTCCATACCTGCTAAGAATAAATCCAAATTAGAACCTCCTAATCTTTGTAAAGCCTGCATATATATATATGCTTATCTTTTTTCCAATGAGAAAGTGTATCTACAAATTTTCTCTGATAATCATAAGAAAGAAGACGATTAGACAAGATACCAGTATCCAGCTTTACAGGTTTTGCAAAAACATACTCTCCAGCTAAATATAAATCCATTTCAACCCTCTCTCTCTGTTAATTTGTACCCATTACAGGAACCAGCTAAATATAAATCCATTAAAAGTCCAACACCTCTCCATACCAATTTCGAGTAACTTCACAGTCACATCTAAAAGGCAGTTTAATCAATTTAGATGGGGCTTGTTTCATAAGCTCTGATAATCGCTCTTTAGCTTTCACAACATTTTTTTCCGGGCATTCACCGATGACTTCATCGTGAACCTGCAGCAATAAATGGAAATCAAGCTCTTTCATTTTTTCATCATTATTGATGTGAATCATCGCGAGTTTTACCATATCCGCAGCACTACCTTGCACTCTGGCATTTACACATTGTCTCTCTGCTTGTGCAACGAACCCTGTATTATCTTTTATTTTGATTCCAGAATTATATGCGTGCTGTATTATTTCATTCTTCCGTTTCCACCCAAAAGCCTTATCTAATTTCTGAGTATACTGTTTTTTGACAGATTCCGAAACATCATTAGATTGATCTTCACCAAATGCCAACGGATCAAAATTCAAATTCGTAAATTCATATCTGTCCAGTTGCATATCTACAAGATGTCTTCTTCTACCCCAAGCAGTTGTGACATACCCTTTTTCTCTTGCCATAGTTTGAGACTCATCAATGAATTTAGCCAGCTGCGGAAATGCTTTCAATACAGAATCATAAATTTTCTGAGCTTCTTTAGTAGATACACCCAACTGCTCACCAATAGATGGAATTTGTCTGCCGTAAAGTATACCTAATACAATGCTTTTAGCTTGACTTCGTCTTTCTTTGCCTGCAGGATTTACAGTGCCATCTGGTCTAAACTCTTTGCATTCATCATAGGGTTTATGAAACGCTAAAGAAGCAATTGTGGCATAAATATCTTTACCATGTATAAATGCGTCCTGCATCTTCTTATCATTTGACAAGTGTGCAGTAACCATTGGTTCCTGTTGACTATAGTCGGCTCCTACAAGCACATATCCATCTTGAGCTTTAAACATTTGTCTAATCTCTTTATTGTGAGATGGTATGTTTTGTAAATTGGGATCACTACTAGAAAATCTACCTGTCTTTGCGCCATATTGATTATAATTAGTGTGAACACGACCATCTTCTAGTACCACATTAGGCATCTTGTCTACATATGTGCTTAGTAATTTATCTACATTTCTTATGTCCAGAATAGCATTGCACAGATCTTTATGCTTACCCTCTGCAAAATGCTTTAAAATATTCTCCCCCGTTCCTCTAGGATACTTCTTATCAGGACTTTCCAATTTCAAAATATCATAAAACAATATAGCAAGCTGTGTTGGACTAGTCAAAGAAACAGGTGTAGATAATTTACAATTAGGATGTGATAACTTATAATTTTCTATCTGATCGTCATACATTGAAATTACCTTTTGAGCAGTCTGTTCTCGTTCCTCTTTTATACTATGATATTTTTCGTGTAAATTTTTACATACATCGAAGTCTAAACAAACACCCCTATCTTCCATATCCGCTACAACCGTGATCAATGGTATTTCTATAGTGCTAAATACTTCAAATGTACCCCCATTTCGTCTGTTTAGAATAGATTTTTGGTATTCGTACAGTTCAAATGTCTTTATAGCGTCTCCAGCAGCGTATAGATAAGCTACAGATATCGGAACCTGATCAAATGTAAGACCACTAAACAGTGTATCAAACTTCAAAGATTCTGTGTCTGTTGAATCACAATATTTTAGATGTAAATCTTTCAACGCATGTGATTCATTTTCATCTATACAATACCCCGCCAGCATTGTATCCCAATAAGGTTGAAAATATAGATTCATCGTATGTCTGCACACTCTTATATCATATTTTGCATTATGAAAAATCCATTTAATATCTTTCATAAATTCTGCGAACACACTAGACACAATGTCCAAACTCAACTGATTTTTAAATTTAGCTCCTGTTATATGGGATTTATGACCAATAGGTATATACGCCGCCTTATTGTTTGGAGTATATATACACATACCCACTAAATCAATTAAAAGAGGATTTAATCCTGTCGTTTCAGTATCCAATGCAGCATACCCATTATTTTTACAATCTTCTAAATAATACCGCAAATCATTTTCTTTTTCGATCAAAATATAATCATCTTTATGATGTTTTAACTTAGATTCTGCTATTGCAACTATAGACTGTATCTGAGAAGCGACACTACCTCCGCCACTTCTCACACTCTTCCTGGATACAGTCGTTTTTGCTTTTTGTACAATATTTTTATCAGATTGCTTAGGTCTAGCAAACGATAACGCCATTATCTTCCTGCCCTTCTACTACCTCTTCTGTGTGAAACAGGTTCTGAATAACGTCTTCTTACAGGTTCTTCTTCAGTTTTAGACTCTGTTTCTGGAAATTCACCATTATCCAAATAATACTGCATTTCATCCGGAGATTTATCTAAGATAAAAGATCCTATAAATTCTGGTCTTTCAATTTCTGACACATCTACAGGATCCACATCAGGCATAGGGAAAATCTCATACTGTGTCTTCTTGTCGCCTTTTGCTCCTCTTCTTTCAATTTCGAATACCATTTCAGACAAATTTGGATACCTGTTAAACAGTGCTTCAATCTTCTTTCTAAATGTCTTACCTCTTTCCCAAATTTTAACCTTGCCATCTACATGATCATACATAGAAAGAATCATGACAGGTTTAACCTGTAAACCTGCGGCACAAAATGGACAATCATCAATTGGACTATCATAATCTCTTTTGCAGTCCACATATCTTTCATTATCCCCCACTTCTACACGATGGCAGGCGTATGTATCAAGCTCATTATAATTATTGTACAAAAACTGAACTCTTGCCACATCTCCATCATTCTGTAGCTTCATCCATTCCGAGCTATTCTCATTACCATATCTGTCCATGTCATCTGGATTGATTCTACCCATTTTTTCCTCCTTAATTAAATCACAGTTATCTACATAATAAAAATCATTAACATCATCATAATACAATTTGCTGTATTTTCCGATAAACATTATCTAGGATGTATTCTGGATTTAAAGTAATTATGTTTGCTTCCGCTATGCCACAAGAAGCGATTTCTGAAATATATAATTTACCATCCGCTTCCTGAACATCATTTACATTCCAAGATAAGGTTCTTCCATTCGTATAATTTACAGTTAATTTTTTCATTTTCTTTCTCCTTTGTGTTGTGTTTTTCTTTATCTTATGTATATATTATAACTTATGTGTTACAATAAGTCAATAGTTTTGTATTAAAAAATAATAGGTAATTTAAAAAAATCTTCTTGTAAATCGTTGATATCCTTATCAGGTTCTTGATACTGTACTTCTCTGAGTATTTTACCATGCACATTCTTTCTAAATCTTTCAGCCGCCCTGTGACCCGCTTCGTCTGGGTCAAAAGCTAGAATGTATTCTCTTACAGGTAAATTATTAAGTATGTCATACTGATATTTATTACCCGTACCAATTAAAGCCATAGCGGGTTGATCATATTTCCAGCACGTTAAACAATTTAAGAATGATTCTGTGATATAAGCTGTTCTATACGCTCCATCCATGAATCTATGTGCTTGATATATCGGTTTATCAACGGCTTTCGGTAGTCGGAAGAATTTTCCTTCCACACTTCTTCCCGCAATAAATCTAACTGTTCCCTGCAGATCTGCAACTGGGAATGTAATCTCTTTTTTTGTTTTGTCATATCCAATGTCAAACCTTTCTATGATACCGTCTGTTAGTCCTCTCTCATACATATAGGGATGAATATATCTATATGATTCTAACTCTTCTTCTGTAATTCTGTCCGAATTTGTTTCAACTCTTGAGCGATTTGCTTTAAGCCCCCCTCTATTACGAATATGCCCATTATTATTGCTATCACTAGACACACCATCAAAACCAACTCCTTCCAAGATATTAGGTCTCGTTTCCACCTCTACAGAATTATACCGTTTTAATAACCAATTCTTACCAAATGTACCTCCATCCATTTTACCGAACAATTCAGATATCAATGTTGTCAGATCGCCTGACCACCCACAGGTAAAACAATGTGCAGATCCTGTACTCTTATTTATACCAAAAGATGGCTTTCGTTCCTGACCCTGTTTATGAAAAGGACAATTTGTCTGTATGTTTTCCACACCATCACGAAATACTTGAAATCTAGTTAAACCCCTTAAAGATAACTCAGATTTAAGAGTATTCAAAATATCTTGCAAATCTCCATAAATAATAGCATTTTCTAATTTGATCATTAGTATTCTTCCTCTTCGTTTACCTCATAACGACGTCTCAATTCTTCGGATCGTTCAGTATCGTCCAAATTGCTGTCTTCACTAGGTACATATTCAAATCTACCTGTATCAATATCCCAGAAATAAGATAGTTTTATATTTGTGGCACTATTTCTAGATTTCTTTATTGCAAGTTGTAGCATATTGTCTTTCTGCTGCACAGAAAACACCAAGGAAGCATTAAATGCTATACCATCGGAATCCCGTATATTCTCCAACTCTAAATCTTCATTCCTTGCACCCTCTCTATTTGACTGGACAACCACGATAACAGGTATACCACAATCGATGGATAAATCCATTAAATCCTCGCTTATATTTGTCAACGAAATTGTCTTACTATCCCCTCTTTGAGCTCGCTGATCTCTCATATAGCTTATACCGTCAATAGCTAATATGTCTAAATCGTTAGCCTCCACCCATGATTTTAATTTCTCTACTGTTACCTTTTTATTAAAATCTTTAGGGTGAGCAACATAAAATGGAATATCAGATTTTTCTAGTTTCTGGATATAACGGCTGTACCCATTTACATCCCCGCCTTTTGTCAATTCTTTGTTTGAAATATTTTTATGGAGTGTATCAAATCTATAACCTGTTTTCACTGCAGACATCTCTGGCTCTAACAATCCTACACGCTTATTCATTTTCCATGCATGCTCTAACATTTTAATTGTTACCCAAGATTTACCCTGCCCTGTTCTCGCGAAAATAACGGCTAACTCTTCTCCACAATGTAATCCTTCAATAACTTCATCTAATTCTTGAAAACCCGTAGGTAGGTAGTACTTTTTTGGATTCTCGCGTGTCTCCTCCCATACCTTTAAACGATCATTTGCATTATGTATTATATCTATACCTTTTTTAACACCTGTTATCTTCAAATTAGGTATTTGAGATTTTAAATAATCAACAGCCTCATAAGAATCCGTTTGCAATAACTCCGCCAGTCTAGTTATAACAGGGACAGACATACGATACAAATATTCTTCTCTAAAGGTAGATACTAAATATTCATCTTGTTCATCCACTTTTATTATATCAAAATCTGGAAATTCAGATAAAAATGTTTCTGTGTCAGGTATATTACCATATTGTCGTTTGTGGGACTCTATAAAATCATATTCTTCTTTGTATTCATTAAAAAACTCCTCTGTGATATCATTAGATACAAGAATAGAATCACTTTTTTCCGCTAATATACGATTTAATATCTGTAATTCGACCATCTTTTAGCCCTCTTTTATCTTCATCATTAAACTGTATCGTATAGCTACATCCCCACACCCGACTTGACAATCTTTCTCCTAACTCTTTAGTCACATTCTGAGAATTTGTATTAGCTGTGAAAATATTAGCCAAACCTGAATTCATTCTTGTGTCAATGCTTTGCATAAGTATTTGATGCTCGTAACTGGTCAAATTACCGGCACATATGTCGTCCCATATGACCAAATCAACATCTTCTAAATCATCACATATTTCCTGAAATCCATCTATAGGATGGGATATATTTCGTTTGCAGTCATATAGAAATTTAGGTACGCTGATAAATAATGATTTTCTTTTAAATCCGGATATATGCCAAATTGAATCAAGATAAGCTAACAACAATCTTACTGCCCAGCTAGTTTTTCCATTACCACAATGATCGGAATAAATAAATATGTTTTTACCATTTTTGACAAAATCATATACATTATCTTCAATGTACTGTAATCTCATATATTCGTCTTTGTCAGAACCACAGACTAACGGCTTGTCTTCCCATAAGTGTTTTGGAAGATTGGAGAGGGTTAAAAGATTTGTTAAAATACCTCTTTTCACACAACCTGAAGTACAATTTAATTTGCTTTTACCATTACATCTGGTTTCATAGAAACAGCTAGTTAACATCCTTCATCACCGCCTCAATAGAATCGTATGTGTGATAAGCTTCTGTTAAGCTATCAATTGTTTCCTGATGTGATATTAAGTATGCTTCTAGAACCCCTAATAGCTCCCTAAACTCTTCCATAGTTTCCGGCATCCAATATCCAGAATATGGGGAACTACAGATAGGAATACCAGCGAGTCGGAGACTGTGTACCGCATATCTAAAATCTCTTGTCTTTATTCCTAAATTTGTAGATATATCTTTTTGGTATAAAGCATTATCCTTACCTGTAGGAATCGCTTGCAGTATTAATTTTTCAAATTCGCTAATCTTCTTCATGTTTTTCACCTCTTAGAATACCGTAGTATTCGGATCATTTAATAATTTTTCAAAATATGCCTGTCTATCTTCATCGGATTTATGAGTTCCGCCTTCCCAATAAATACTTGTATCTTTTTTAGATTTGCTATTATTAACCTTTAACCAATCTGGATCTACATTTGTGTACCCCATATCTAAAGATAGCTGTACAGCATTTAACTGAGTCTTTTTACCTACTTTTGCTAATTTAGTTAAAATAGCCTTTACCTTATCTTCTGTAACTAACCTGTTATCTTCTAAAAGATTTCTAAAGAACCTACTTAAAAGTTCTATAACTTCATCTTCTAAATCATATTCTAGACATTTCTTTTCTATAGATTCGATTTTAGTATCAATTTTAGACCTCTTCTTAGAATTTTTCCTATCTATATTATCTTCTATATTTTTATTTCTATTGTTTTTATCTATATTATTATGTAAAGAATTTTGACACCCCCCTGTCAAATTTTTTGACACCCCCCTGTCAAATTTTTTGACACCCCCCTGTAAAGAATTTTGACACCCTGTCAAATTGACATGGTAGGAACAGAATTTAACATTGTTCTTAAATTCTTCGGTTTTTATGATTAAATTATCCGCAACTAACTTATTGAGTGTAGTTATAACTGTCTGTCTGGAGCATCCGCACCATTCAGCTAGGTAATTAGCACTTCCAGTAAATTCACAGTTATCAGTTTGCGAAAATCCATAAATAGTGGCATATATAATCAACGAATTTCCTTTTAGTCCTAACTCATTAATCATCCATCCTTGAATTGTTATATAATTTTCGTTTTTTACCATATAATTCTCCTTTTAACTAAAAAATCCTTGTTATAAATAGATGTACCTTTCTTTTTTAATTCGTTGCGATTGAATAATAAAAAAGCTGGTTGTGTACAAAGGTACACCTATTTATAACAAGGATAATTGTTATACAGTATTAAATTATTATATTATTCAATCGCAACTATATTGTAACACATCAATTACTGAAAATCAATACCTACTACTATAAATCTTCAACCTGTTTATCAATTTCGGCGTTGAGTTCCGCCCACAACTGCTCCTGAATGTCGGAAACATTTCCTTCATAGCTAGACACATCTAATTCCTTCTCTGCTACAAATTTGAAATAATCATCTCCTTTCTTCACAGTAGCCCCAGAAGTGAATCTGATAGAAGTTACTTTCACGCCATTAGTCTTTTCTTCTTTCTTTGAAATAGACTGTACTTTTTCAGGTTTTTCAGAATCTTTACCGTCTGTTTCTTTTTTAGCCTTTGACTTTGTTTTGGTTGTTTCTTTTTTCTTTGTTTTCTTTTCAGGTTTAGGCTCCGGCTCAGAAGTAGGGTTTTCATCTGGTTCAAACGGTGGTTCTTCTTCTGGTTCTACCTTTGTGTCGTTTTCTGGTTCAGCTGTAGGTGCATCTTCAGCTCCTTCTTCATATCCGGCACACTGATCACAACTAACCACATTTCCGTCAATTTCCATTTTAATCCCGTCACAGCTCTGACAATATTCATCTTCTTTATCAAACGCATACTTACAAATTTTCATTCCTTTTCCTCCTAAAGGTATAAACTATCAATAACTACTACTTTTATTCAAAAACTATAGGCTAGCCTATGAGTTTTTATCAAATAATACTATATACATTTATTTTACTTGCCAGCTATTTCCACAGTTCTGACATACTGCTATGGTTTTCATGTCATAGGCGGTTTTTGTGTGAGATTTTCGTTTAGGAACCAATAACCAAATTCCCAAAGTACAAAGTATTAAAAACAACCTACCAATCTTTCGTACAATACTTGTATTGTTTGTCTTGGATTTCATTGTGACAACCTCATTTGAAATCGTCACATTATGTGACCCACAATTATTGCATATCATTTACTTGTACTTCCTTCTCTGCTTTCTTAATTCATGTATCGCATACCAAACAATAGCAACGCATCCTGCCGCTAGTGTAAGAACTACACCAGCTAATAAACTAAATAAATCCATTTCTTATCCTTTCTTTTTAGATACTCTTAATGTTGTAACCTCATTACCTAAAACTTTGCAGCTTTCTAATTTAGTTATATCGAAATCACCATTGTATACGAGTTTTTCTAAAGCATCATCATCAATATATTCCCTCGTTTTAACAACGGATCTAAAATCTGCTTCGGATAGATTTTCTCTTAATATTTCAATTGCTTTAGGCTCATTCAAAGTCTCTTTCTGTGATTTGGTTATACTTGCTGTCCATTTTTCAGAAGAAAATTTATCAAAACCCAACGAGTTCATTATAAATTTTATGTTTTCATTTAATTCTGAACTTAATTTTTTTAGACGATTTTCACCATCTTTATACTCCTTGTACTGATCTAGTTTAAATGCCAATTCCTGTTCTTTTGTTTTTCCGCCCCTACTCATCACTATCCCTCTCATTCTTTTTAGATTCTAACCGCTTCGTACCATAAGCCCCCCACTGCCAGTAAGCATTGAATTCTGCCATACAACCTTTATATTTTCCTTGTAAATCTTCATGAAACTGTTGCAACTTAGCAATGTCTTTTTGTTCGAATAACATCGTCTTTCTATTATCCGTGGTATATTCAGGCAATCTCAATTCTGGGGGTTTTTCATAATCTGGATTCTCATACCATTTATACCATCGTTTAATAGTTGTTGTTGATAAATCTAATATCTGTGCCACTTTGGACACACTGAATTTCTCCATCAAATTCCTCCTTTACTTATTTTTTATACTCTTATTGTAATACATAAGAATCTAGATGTCAACTACGAAATTAAATAATTTATATCATCCAGACTTATTTTGCCATCAACTAATGCATCAGACATCGCACCCTTTTTATAGACAATATCTTCAATACGCTCATCAATTGTGTCCCTACAGCATAATGTGATTATATTTACCGTACCCTTTGTACCTATACGGTGAGCTCTGTCTTCTGCTTGATCTTTTAAAGCCCTGTTCCACGGACTGTCTAAGAATATAACAGTTTGTGCAGCAGTTAGAGTTAATCCAGTACCCATAGCACCAATCGTTCCTATGATCACTTTACAGTTATCATTATTTTGGAATCTATATATTTCTTGCATACGTTCTTCAGATTTTGTTTCACCTGTAATGTAGGCAGGATTATATTTTTTAAGCAACTGTTTAGCAACCTGTGTGATTTCTGACCAGTTGCTAAATATGATACATTTCTGATTTGACTGTGCTAAATCTTCAACCAGTTCCAGCATTCTCTCCATTTTAGCCGACTCCGCTATGTTGTCGCTTAGGATACCTGTCCAACCTGTAGCTTGTCTAAGTCTAATCAGCATTGAAAGTGGGTTATTTGACATTTTAATCTTATTTATATTGTTTTTGACACCCATAACAGCTTCATCATAAATTTTCTTTTGTTTAGGCTTCATATCTACAAATTCAGTTTGACGTATCTTTTCTGGCAGGTCTAATACCTCTGTCTTTAAGCGTCTGAGCATCAGTTCATCCATCATAGATCGTATTTCATTAAGATTCTTATAACCTATGACTTCAGATCCTCCCCATCCACCTAATCTACAGAAATGCTGTTTAAATTGGTAGAAGCTATGCTGCTCGTAACCTAACCAATGAAGTGGAAAATATAAATCAAGTGGATTATTCATCAAAGGTGTGCCACTCATTGCTACCATATAATCCGCACTCAATAATGCCATAGCTCTACTCTGCAAAGCTGTAGGATTTTTAGATTTATGGCATTCATCAAAAGCTATTACACTAATGACACCACGATTACATAAATCTCTTATTTTCTCTGCTACCGGAAAAGTATATTTTATTTTAGATATTTTTTTAGACCCGGCTCTTAATGTTTCAATATTTGTGATAATATAACGACAATCAGGAAGATTATTCAAATCTTCTAATTTATCAGAAACATTACCTTCATATTGTTTGCCTGTAGTTTTTCTAAATCTTGTTCCGAGTACCCAACCTTTTTCATCTGAATGTTTTTCAATTTCTTCTTCCCAGTTATATTTCAAAGAGTTAACACCACAAACAATAAGCACCTTATTTATTTTTTCGGTCTGCTCTAAAGCTTTACACCAGTTAATTATCTGAAAAGTTTTTCCAAGACCCTGATCATCACACAATAAGAATCTTTTCTTTTTCAGTGCAAACCTAACACCATCAATTTGATGTGGAAATGGTTTTGTTTTAAATGTAAATCCGGCAGGGAGTTCAGCATTAAATCTCTCAGAGTCTAAATCTTCATATACGCCAGAAATTGTAATATTTTCATCTTCAAATTTATTGCAAAAACCTATAATAGAATTTATAGGCACTTCCCACACATGCGTATCCGGATCGTATTTTCTAATACTCATGTTTTTGATATAATTTATAATTTCCGCATTGTAGGGAAAAGAAATGAAAGCTGATTTTTTAACGACAATATTATCTTTTAATTTAAGTGGAGTTCCGATATCAATGTTAATCAATTATATTCACCTCCTCAATAATTTCAAATACTGAAAAATCTACTATCCATGCTGTTCCATTATCTTTAACTACATGATTACAACCATGAAGATATAGAGTACCGATAACTGTTCCGAAATGTCCCTCAAGTTGTTTTTCTTGTACAGCGGCATTAGGATTAAATTTAAACGCTGCTCTTACATTTCCAAATTTATAAGTCTTACCATTTTTTGTCTTTCTTGGATAACTCATTCTTGTATAATATGGTACATCTTCCATCCGCATTTTTAATTGTTTTATCATAGTATTTTTCATGTTTATACCTCTTTTTGTTTTGGTTTATCTTATATTCTTATTGTAACACATAAAAATATAAAAGTCAATAAAAAAGAGGGTATATACCCTCTTTTTTATACTATGGTTGGACTAAACACCTGTCTTAATTTATCTGGTAAAGTATTGAACAACTCCTTTTCCTGTGGTGATGTACAGCTGTAATACAATTCACCTAACATCTTAATAACAGAATTTAGCATAATATCTAAATTTGATGCGTTTTTATTCTGCGCATATGTGATAAATAGTCTACCTATATCTGTTATCATTTCATCCACTTCACTATCAGGAACTAGATCAATATTATCCATTTTATTTATTTCGGCTAAAATAAGAAAAGCTTCTACATCAAATCCTTTCTTGAGCTGATTTTCCGCAAGTTGTTTAGCCACAGGTATCGACTCTTCAAAGGTCATGTAATCACCGCCTACATCGCGAGCATTGTCTTTATCCAGGCAGATTTTTCAACATATTCTTCATGAGATTTGTCCCATTTTTCCTGCATCTTAGTTGTAGGTTTAAATACCTCATTTAATTTTTCAATTTCCTGAGTTGCTCGTTCATGAATATACATTGCGTGTTTTAGCTCATCGTTAGCCATCTCTTTATAACGGTTTGCCCACGGCATGTCTCCGGCCGCTTTACACTCTACATATTTTTCCGCATATTCTTTTGCACCACACAACTCTTCATCTATATGTTCCACATATTTTTTAATTTTAGTCATAAATATCACTCCTAGCAAATTTTAGTGACCACAACATTAGAATCACCCACAATTTCAACACCTGTATTCACGAACTGAATAGTTGTTGGGGCGTCACAACATTTGCAAGAATTATTATCCTTAACCTGAACTAATGTAGCTAGGCTAACAGATTTAGACTCTGTAGTAGTCGCACCTGTGACAGTTCTAATTGCCTGTGGTTGTGATACACCATCTTTAAGCATCTGAATAACAATATTTCCAGCAGTAGATGCTAGATATTCTGCCTCGAAGATGATTTCATATACACCACATTTATTAAGCTGTACGGTATTAGTTCCTGTTAACTCTGCCGTGCAGCCTTTTTTAAGTGCCTGTGAAGTAAACGGTACAAGACCACTTGTAGCAGGCATTGTCTGATTTTTTGAATAAATTTCTAACATTTTTACTCTCCTTTCAATTTAAAAGGGATGCATTAAGCACCCCTTTGTTAGGCGTACTAAATACGCTCAGTTAATTTTTTTGAAACTCTTAAACGTTTCCGCACCCACAGCCATTAAAATAAGGGTTCATTCCGGCACTAAATGTGGTAGCATTAGGATATCTAATCACACCACACATTGCGGACTGAAGCTGTAACTGGTTAACCTGTGCCTGCAGATTTTCGATCTTATTCTGTGCCATAGCATCCAGAATCTTCTGAGTCTGTTCCGTGGTATTAGCATTGATAGCCGCAGTATTGATAGCACCGTTATAATTAACACCATCAATAGCTCTCTGAGTTGTGCAACAACAATCAGCAAGCTGAGACTGCAGTCCATTGAAATTTCTGAGGGATTCATACCCCATATTGCAAATACCATTCTGTAATCCCATGTAATCACTCTGCAGGCTGTCACTCAATCTACCTACAGCATTTTCCAGATTGTTAAAATTCATTGCATTACAGAGTCCAGCTTCGGTAACTGCTTCACCATTTGTTCTGTTACCGAAGAATCCACCGCCTCCGATCAGCAACAGAATCAGCAGCGCGAAAATCCACATTCCACCACCGCCAGCTCCATCAAACATACCGTCTTTGCCTGTCACAGCTGCGATATCACTTAAAGAAACACCAGTATCCATGATTATTCTCCTTTCTAAAAATTTGATTTATTTAATAATTTGCAAATTATTTTCCCCGTAAAGAATTCATAAACTCATCCACATCTATACCACGCTCTTTACAAATAGATCTAACTGCCTGCTCTGGATTCATGCCTTTTCCGGATAGCATAGACATTATACCGTTCATCTGACCTAAATTATTCATCATACTTTTAGCTTGAGCTATAACATTTTCATTTATGTTATTTTGTGGGTTTTTCTGTCCTTTGAACAAACTGCTTGCCATACTTTTCAACCTCCTGTTTTAGCACATCAAATTCATCGCGAGTTATATAAGCATCTTGTACCTTTGGTACATCCTCTATAGGTTCAAATCTAAATGTCCTGATTGTCGGAAATCCGGCTCCGTCTGTTGTTTTCACATACAGGATGTCACTCTCACTATCAAATAAAGCTACTGAACTATTAGGTGACATTTGATAAGCCTTTGCTCCGTCAATTCCTGTTACTCGTATTAAATTATTTTGCGGCACCTGTGTCGAGAAATTATTATTTTGAGATATATTATTCTGATAGGGATTAAAATTATTTAGTCCATATGGCTGTGGCATCTGGTACATTCCTCACACCTCTTTTCAGATTTTTCAAAAGAAACTATTATTTCCTGCAGAACTGTCATTACACGAATCAATGTCATAACAGGAATATCAGACAACTGGTCATCTTCTAATAATCGTCTTGTTATCTCATCTTTCATGGCTTTTCTCCTTTCCTTGATTTTATTGTAATAAAAAAGAACTACATTTTAAATGTACAGAAAATGTACTAAAAATGTAGTTCTATTGTTTAGAGTACTTTTATGATTTTCTTATTGACCTTTTAACTCAATTTCCTGACATAGTCTATGGAAATTGAATAGGTGTCTGCAATTTCTTGAAGTGTTCTACCTTTTGAACGCTGTTCAAATACAATAGATTCCAGCTCACTGAAATTACATTTTTCACGAAACACGTCTAATTCAGGTTCCGTGAAATCTTTTATAATCATTTCCTTCTCCTTCTCCTTCTAGGTTTAGACCGTCTGACTGTTCTAGTTGTCTTTGTTCTAGTTATTTTCTGTCGTGCCATTGTATACATCACCATCCTCACCAATATAATTATTAGCACCAGACCCATCGGTATCCTGATCTACTGTAGTAGTTACAGTAGATGTTGTTTCCTCCGTGGGTAAACACCAAGCATATAACCAAATTGCGTTCGTCGCAAATAATAAGACTAAGGTTATAATGAACAGAATAAAGTTCCTTTTACAGTTTGTTTTTAACTCTTTTAAAATTTCCGACGCTAATTTAGTCTCTTCCATCTTTCGTCCCTCTTTCCAAATCTTTGATTCTGTGGTTAGCTGCCTTTATCCGGTCATCTAGCAACTCAACTCCTTTTTCGACCTCGTATAAACGAACAACTAGATTATTATGCTCTTTTACATGCTTATCGAGGCCTGTTAAATCATCCCGCAAATTAGTAATGTCTTTATTGACTAATTCAATAGTACCTTTTGTCTCTGCTCTAGCTAAATCTAATTTGCTTTTGATTTCAGTTAGTGTAATTTGATGCGTTTTACGGGTTGTATAAATAACACCCGCAAGAGCAAGAACTCCTGTGATCACACTGCCGATGATTGTTTCCATTACCTACTCCTTTTCTGCTTTTTAGGTGTTCCCAACACGACTTTTAAAATTATCTGGTTTCTTTTGTGAGTTTCTTGAACCTCACTTATAATAGCGTGATAAGATAAGTCTAAATCATCTATATATACCACACATTTATCCCCAAGATCATAATTTTTTATGTATTCATATTTTTCTTGAAGAACTGTACAGGATATAGTTTCAACCCTGTAATTATTCAGCATATCTAACTTCGCTTGTGTCTCTAATAACCGTCTTATTTTTTGCTGGTTAGCGGTAGACGTATCTTCTAAATCCACATCGTCTGAAGATAGTGACACAGTAAGAACCGCCTTAGGATTACTGTTACCTATTTTTTCAGGCTTATTCGAGTTCCAAACAAAATAGCAACCAATTAGATAATGAATTTGACCATCTTTTGTTTCAGTATATTTTATCGGGAAATAGTTTGTAGAAAACGCACTATAATGCTCTTCGCTAACCTCTTGCAACACTTCGTAAAAGCATTGATTTGCGGATTCATCCAATGTGTAGGAAATATCTGATACATTGTTGAAAGCTTTTCCAAAATATACGGCATTATCACCAGACGTTAAATCATTACCCTTGAACACTTTGACAGATACATTAAGTGTATCTGTATCGGATTGCGGATATTTAGAAATTTTCGTCAAATACCCGTATTCACTGTCAGATAAAATATCATATAAAGCTTCACCAGCTTTTATACCTCCGTCTATAGATATATCAATAGTACTAGGGAACGACGAATCGCCAGAAAACCCTATGCTACCTATAGGTTTTACACCACCAACAACGGCATTAGCATTATTGATATAGTTGGTTATAGCTGTTTTAGTAGCAGCAGCAGTATTAGTAGTTATGGCTACATTTTTTCTATATGTGGCAAAATCTAAAAATTTGTCTACGAAAAATCCTTTCAGTGTAACAAAAGCACCTTTAGTTTTTTTCTCATATTCTATTTTTTGAATTAAACCTAATTCGGGTCTACCCACATTTTCTACATATTTAAACCCCATTTCTGCTAATCTGTTATATTCGGCTAGAGGTAGATATAGGATAAAATCTCCGCACTGTGTAAATTTACGATCCCACGCACATTCAATGAAATCAATATTACCGCCCTTATCACCAATTATAGAGCCTTTCCAATCTCTGGCTTTTAGCATTATAAGCCTCCATATCTTCCGGTATAGCTTAGGTCTGTGCTGAATCCACTATTATCTCCGGCATCATCTAAAAATGAAATATTATTATCCCCAAATGTCAATATAAGCTCTGGTAACACCTCACCATTATAGTCATTGGGTGACATCTCTACACCATTCAATTCTACCTGTTTCCATTCTGAATCCACTACTAAAATATCTCCAACAGAGAAAGAATGATTTATTTTTAGCGTTTTACCATTGACTGTGATATTCATCCCCACTACGGATTCATTCATTTCGAGTTTAGCTGTAATATATGTATTTTCCGAACCCGTGTAGTCAATATATTTATTTAACGCCTGTGAAATTACACCGAATACTAAAGAGCCTCCATTAGGAGTGTAAGCCCTTGTAACGTGCCACATAGGATCCACATTATAAAATCCAACATTCGTTGATTCATTAGAAATGAGGTCGGATTCTGGATGTATGTACCCAACTGTCAGGTTAAGAGGGGCATATATATTATCTGTAGGACATTTAGAACTCTTTAATTCACAACCTTTAGCAATTCTTAAAATACCCATATAATTTATGTATAGGTCAAAAGAATAGTTGTTGTTGTGAAACCCTATAACACGTTCTCTTTCTGCTTTTGAAGTAAAGGAACATCTAGACTTTAAATCTATGTCTCGAGCTTCCTTTCTCTTACCTGTAATTATAGACCCGTTTCCGAAACCTCTATCATCTGTAAATATTTCCAAGTTTGGAAAATCCAAACCTTCAATCTTCGTCAAGTGCCATCCTTTTTGTGTGTCTGACTCATAGTCAAATATTTCACCATCACTTCTGACAGCTCTTATTGATAATTTGTTATTAGCCATTATGCACCTGCCAATCCATACAATGCCTGATCCTTCAACATTCGTGCTGTCTGTACAGGCGAAGTATTTTCTACGTTAAAATTGATTTCCTGATTTACAACGGTTTGATTACCCATCTGACCAAGAAGTCTTCCACCTATCATTGAATCATTTGTCAATAATCTGCTTGTTATACCTGCAGATGCTATAGATTCAGTGTTAATTGCTCCCACTTCGTAAGCCCCAAGTAATTTTGACATCTGGTTTCTAGCCGTTTGTATGAGATTTTTAGTTTCTAATATAATACCCTGACCAATACCCAGAGTTATAAATTTACCAACTTCATCACGCATAACTCGAGACGGGGATTTAATTCCGAAGAAGTCTTTGATAGCGTCCTTTGCACTTTTTGCTAAACTTCTGATCTTATTACATAACCAATCTTTCTTATCGTTTATACCATTCCAAAGACCTTCGATCCAATTCTTACCAATAGATATCAATGATCCAATACCTGCTTTTATTTTTCCAGGTAATGACTGAGCTAAACTTACTATCTTAGATTTTAATGAGCCTGCCCATGATTTTATACCATCCCAAAGTTTTTTCAAGATAGAACTACCGGATTCTTTCATTTGCTGTGATCCAGAAGCTATGCCTTTGACGATTGCTGTGATTATCTGCGGAAGGGCTTTTATGAGCTCAATTATGACAGTTGGTATAACTTTAACAAGGGCCATAAATAAATCAAAGGCTGTTTCCATCATAGTCCCTTTATTTCCGGTGATAAAACTTACTATTTTTTCAATTAAGATTGGAAGCTGTTCTATTATTTGCGGAATAGCTTCTAACAACCCTTCCGCAAGTGCCAGTGCTACCTGTAAACCCGCATCCATTACTGCTGGTAAATTTTCTATGATAGCATCACATACATCAAATATCATCTGACTTATTTGTGGAATAAGTTCAGGTAGTATTTCTGCAAATCCTTGCAAAAAAGAAGTCGCTGCTTGCATACCAGTCTGTGCAATACTAGGTAATGCATCCACAATACCTTGAGCTAAAGCTATAATCATATTACCTGCTGCAGAAATTAGTTGCGGTAATACACTTTGAATTAGTTTAGGTAGTTCTGTGGCTATTACAGGTGCAACACCTTGTATCAGCTTTGCGATACCTTGCAAAGCAATTTCAATTCTTGGTAAGATATTGTCTCCAAACGCCATTGCAGAATCTATGAAATTCTGCATGAGTTTATCAAAATCTGCGTTATCGTCAGAAATACCAACAATTAGATTTTCCCAAGCAGCTTTTGTCATGTTTAAAGAGCCCTCTATAGTGTGCTGGGCTTCTTCTGCTGTTGTTCCTGTGATACCCATTTCTGTCTGAATAACGTGTATTGCGTCTACAACATCTGCATAACTGCTAATATCGTAATGAATACCTGATATTTTTTCAGCATCTTCCAACAAACGCTGCATTTCTTCTTTAGTACCACCATACCCCAGTTTAAGGTTGTCTAGCATGGTATAGTTCTGCTTAGCAAACCCTTGATACGCATTCTGGATCATCTCCATAGATGTACCCATTTTATTAGCGTTGTCCGCCATGTCATTTATAGCAAGATTAGCTTTTTCCGCGGCGGCTTGCGTATCCCCTCCTAAAGAGGATGTGAGTGAAGCGGCAAAACTCGTAACAGTATTCATGTATTCATTTGCAGACATACCAGCATTTTTATAAGCATCTGCGGCGTTGTCTAATACAGTTTGTTGGGCAGACATTAGTTTGTCATACTCACCCTGTACTGCGTCTGTAGACTTGCCAACACTTTTAGCATACTCGTCTAGTGTTTTTCCACCAGCACCAAATAACGTTTCAACGCCGCCAACCAACTGCTCATATCTAGCGTAGGCTTCTACAGATTTATAAATCAAGCTAACAACGGCAGTACCAGCAGCTGCAGCTCCTGCGGCTACTACTTTAGCGGCAGTGCCGAATTTTCCAAGTTTACCGCTAAATCCATCCATTCCTCGTGATAGACCTGTGTCGTCTAATTCTGTGTCAATGATAACACGACCATCTCCACCCATTGCCATATCTATCACCTACCTTTCAATCATGTGCATGCATAAAATTCATTGTTAATTTCCTGTAGAATTTCAAGCTCCTGTGGATCTTGCTGTTTAGGAAGTGTCCAAATTCTTTTCAATTTCTGACGTTGTTTATCCTCATCAATTTTTGTCTTTTTATAAGATCTTATAGAAATAATTTCCATAAGTTTTGTATTAGCTGGCAACCCTATAGTCAACGCCTTGAATAAATGCCAGTGCATATATTCTATTGATGTTAAATCAATTCCATATGCCTGCATAAAAGAAGATACTATATATTCCCCATCTAATACATAATCCAGATAATTATCTTTATTATTATCCGATTCAATATGTTGTGGTGTGGGATTTGGATTGGAATAAAATTTTATAAGTGAGTTTAAATTCTCTTCTAATATAGGTACATTCGCATCTATAAAAAGATCGTGAATTTGTCCCAGTGTGGTATGAGGATTTTTAATTCGCACACCAAAATCTATCCAATCTCTAAAATCTGTCTTTATTAAAAAAGGCTTACCGTCAACCTCTACGGTATTAGGTAAGCCTTTATATCTTAAATCTATCATCTGAGCAGTTTAGCCTTTTCTGCTAATTTTCCAAGCTCTAATAATTTAGTGAATTGAGGATTATTTACAAGATCCTGTAAATCATCCGTGCTATATTCGTTCAGTGGCTGATTGTATACACTGCATATTTTCAAATAAGCAATGTTTAGATCATTAGGATCACAGTCTTTAAGCGTGCCCATTATGTTAAGTACACAATCAGCTCCCAGTAAATCTACACAGATATTATACATATTCTTGCATTTTGTTTTAAAATCGACACCACTTCGATTTCCTTGATCCACCTTTTCCAGTTTCTCTGCAATATCAACAGAGTATCTTGGAAGATCATATGAATTTCCATTTAATTCAACTTTATACTCCATTTTTTTGATTCCTCCTATTAAACTATTAAGCTGTTGCTGCTGTAAATGTTGGGGCACCGCTTTCAATGGTATATGTGCCTTTTTCAATTTCTCCACCAAGTTTAATTGTGAAAGAAATCTTACCCTCTACAGTATCAAGAGTATCTAAAAGCAATGTGCAAATTCCTCTCCAAGCTTTTTTACCTGTGCCTCCAAAACACATCAGGAACGGTACTTTAACAGCGTCTCCGGTCGGCATGTCGTAGAATTTTTTAAAAATGAAATCGTACATTTCATTTCCTTCATACAATGCAATTTCTTCTGGCAATTCCGGCTGATTACTAGATACCTCTTCCACAGCGTTTGGATAACAGATATATTCCATAGACTCAGACTGAGGATTCATGGCAAAAGCGAAAATTGTGGATAAATCAATTCGCTTCCAAGTATTAGCAGCAAATGTGCTGTCTTCAGCAGTATCTAAAAATGGAATAAATTTATCCCTAGTTAATTTAGTTAATGCAGACATCATATTCTCCTTTCTAAGTAGTTTATCTCATATCTACCTTCATATCTTACATTTCCTGTATCTTCATTAAGGTAGATATCAGGAACCGTATATGACGGCTGAATATAATTGACCGTAATTCCATCTATATAGGGTAATTCACGATCATTACTTTTTTGTTCTATCCATGTTGTTATATTTTCGAATGCTTTTAAAGCTGACAAATTTATATCAGAAGTTCCCGCCGGATCATACTCTTTTACAAGATTTATATTGAAGAGCTCTGTAACCTCTGTAGAGCCGTCCGTGAAATCTTGGATTGATCGTAAATTAGGAACCGTGGTAACTGCAGTAGCATCAACTTCTACTGGTATCACGTTAAAGAATACATAAGAATCTGATTCAGGACAATCCTCTAACCATGTTGTTAATTGTTCATATATACTCAAATTCTTCACATCCTTTTAATATAATTTGTCACAGCCTGTGCAACCTCTTTACCTTTTTCTCTACCAGCTACTTCTTCCCAATGACTCGTAGCTAAAATGTGTTTTTCATGGCTGTAGTTTAATGGTCTTCCAGATCTGCTAATACCGTACCATTGATAATGAGAATATGGCTGATAATAGGTTACTTTAAATGGTTCGGTTCTATAAGAATTTGCGAGAATAATCTTATCCGCAGGCACGTATTTGTTAAACATAGTTCCCCATGTTTCCGCTAAAAACATACCTACAGCATCATTGTCGACTAACCTTCTTATAGTAGCCCGTTTATGGTTCCACCTAAATTTGACACCCATATTATACACCCTCTACTCTGAATTGGTATTTAGTAGCACCAAATTTTTCTACTTCTGTTATTGTTTTTATCTCACAGACTCCGGGTTCATACATATTTCTAACCGTTTGAATATTATTCGGAGTTATATCTTCCGGTACACTCTCTGTTAGAAATATGTAATCCCCCGGATTCAGTGTGAAAGAACTGGCAATTAGAGGTGAATTTTTCCAATCTTTATAAGGAAGGTATATTTCAGAAAATGGAATCAATATTGTAAACGTCTGACCAACACTCACAACATTTGCATTCACATTCTCCACTTTATTTGTGCTATACGCACAATCACGAATCACAGTCTTATACCATACATCAAGCTTCGTAATAGAATCTTTTCTATTCAGTTTATTTAGAATAGTTACAGCACCGTTCATCGCATCTGACCTTCCTACAAAGCAAACATGGATACGCGGCTAATAAAGTTTTAGCCAAATTCGTAAATTTTATTTTCAACGGCTCTTCTGTCAACTGGGAATTATCATAGCTAAAAGACTCAATACCATTAGAATAAGAGCTTATCACTCCATGTCCATTTTTACTAGCTATAATTGTATCCGAAGAATATATCGTATTTATGATTTTAGTTTCTAAAACCTTAGCTACCTCCGGTATTTCTGTCAATTTAGCTATTCTATTGTTAGTTATATAATCCAGATAACTATCACCCTGAATTACATATGCGGGGAATGCGGTTTCTTCAACTATTCCACCATATTTTTTATACTCAGAATAATTTAGATACGGCACACACATTCCCCTTTCACAATTTCATCCAGTTTAGTCGGAGGAACCTGAAACTGGCTCCTTTGGTTTTCTGCCACGACGAGCTTTTGGCGATTCCTTAAACTCATCTTTAATTATTTCTCCTCCACCATATTTGATATACCCCTTAGCGACCGCTTTATCTACGGTCGCTAAGATTGATCCATTAGGCATTTTGATTCTGATCATCAAATCACCGATCCTTAGGCTTTGGAAGTAACAGTAGCTTTACCTACCTTTACAACTTCTTTCTTGGCATTAATCTCTACAATGATAATCGGGTCACCTGTGGTAGCTGTGATTTCTGCACTGCCGTCCCAGTCCTTAAATACTTCTGCATCTACCACTTCACCAAGTGCTGGTGCTGCTACGTCTGCACCTGTTGCATATTTATAGCTATTTCCAGATCCCTTCGGCTCTGTTACGGTGATCTTGGTCTTTCCAGAAGTAGTTGCACTTGCAGCAGATGTTACCGTCAGTGTAGCATTCGGTGCATAGTACAGGATAGTCTCTGGTGTAACTGCTTTAGTACCATAGTAGAAGAACAGTTCCATTGCATAAGCTTCGGAAAGTGGTACTTTTTCTGCGCTATACGGCTTGCTCATTACAGGCTGTGCAATAGATCCCTTCATCATTACAATGAAGTCTACACCCTTTGGCAATCTAGTACAAGATTCTGTCTGTACACCGTGAAATGCGAGGAAAGATTCTGCGTTAGTTTCCACATTGGCATTGTTTACTCCTATATCCAGATATTTTCTGATTTCGGAATAAGCTTCTGCACTAAAGACACCAACCATCTGACCTCTGTCAATACCATCAATGTACTCATTCTCCAGAGTTTCCAGTGTAACAATAGCGGCTTCATATTTATCCGCCATGGTTGTGATACCGGCAGCTGGTGTAAATGCAGTACCTGCTGCAACTGCTTCCTTGAAGAAAGCTCGGTCAAGGTGGGCCTGCATTCTAACAGTATGGTTAGAAGCTCTTCTGGAAATGAGACCTTCAACACCCAGTAAAGATGCGTCTTTCTGCTCCAGTTCCTCTACAAATTCCTTATCTTTGTTGATTGCAATAGTTACAGGTTTTCCTGCAATTTTAGCACCCTTTCCTTCAGTTCTAGCGGAACCATAATCTTTCGGCTCAGCATTCTGGAATCTCTTAGCTTCTACTGTACCAGATTCCGGATTACCGGAAAGGTCTGTGTTTTTAAGTACGCTAGACAGTGTACCTTTCTGTACGTTTTCAATAACTCCGTCGTATGTCTCGGACAGGAGCATTTTACCCTGATCTTCTAAAAGAACGGATAAAGATTCAATTCTATGCATTTTCTAATCCTTTCTACCACACCAGAGGACGCTCTTTCTCTTCGTTCTTTGGTGCTGGTTCATCAATTTTTTTAGTTTTGTCAACGAATTTAGGTTTTGGCTTATCACTAGGTTTCGGATCATTTGGTTCAGGTGGCTCTTCTGTTACAAATGCACTCTCATCCTGTTCCTTGTACTTATCAACGAAATCATTGAAACCAATGATCTGATCATCCTTCATAGATAATCTATTCTCCATAAGGTCACTAATGAATGCCCGTTTAGCACTATTAGAGCTGAATTTTAAACCTCCGGACAATTCTTTGATTGCAAACTCATAACGCTGATCAGCTAAATCTTTAGCGTATTTCTTTTGCTGTTCGTCGTACTCGGACTGCAAAGTGTTGAGCTTATTTGTAACTTCTTCAAGTTTACCTTTATCCGCACCCGCATCTTCCAACTGCTTCTTTAAGTTTGCAAGATCCTTGTCACGCTGTTTAAGGTCGTTCTCAAATTTAGTTTTGGCTTCTTCTGCACTTGTTATTTTTTCACGAATACTCTCAACCTCTTTAATAGTCTTGTAATTAGCATTCATTTCTTTGTCAAAAGATTCTTTTTTATCCTCTGCAATTTCAATATCAAGTGACTTTAAAATTTCGTAGATATTTTTCATTTAAACCTCCTAAAATATCTTGTATACCGTGTTTTCCACGGTTTGGAAATCCTTTTACATTTGTATTATACACAAGTTATCCACAGATTACAAGTATTTTTTGTGGATAAGTCTGTGGATAACTTAGTAAAAATTTGTAAATATAAAAAGTTATCCACAGGTTGTGGATAACTTATATTTTTACTTGTTTTGGTTTGATTTGCCGACCCTTATAATTAGGGACATAGGCGTTATCAAATCTAGGTTTTACTCCGGATTTATTTGTAATATGTCGGTAAGATGCTTCTAGTATGCTCAATCGTTCTTTTTCCTTACCTATATCTTGATTTGCTGATTTTAACCCAATTATTTTTTCTTTTTCATACCTCATTCGAGTTTCTAGTCTTCTCATTACTTGAGTACAGTCATATCGTGTATATTTTTTACCGTTCACTTCAATCATTTCCTGAGAATAATCTTTCATCTGCTGTAATTCTTGTGCGGAATATGGATTAGGGGATACACCTAGAACAATATATGAAATATTGTGTTGACAATTCATCGTACCTATAGGTCGCTTTAAACTAGACTGTAATTTATTGAAACCTTTAAGCGTGAATTGTTTCCCCTGATAAGGTAGATGATCCTCTGCACACAATCCATGTGCATCAATTTGTACACCATCTGCCCCGAATTGTTTACCTGCTTCTTCTCTAATACCAGAATTTAATCTTCTAATACCCTCTATTAAATTTAATTTCAAGGCACTATCTAACCTTCTTGTTAGTCCGCTAGCATACACAACACGCAAACCATTTGAAACAGTCTTGTTAATTATCCGACGGGTGACAGATTTATAATCCGCCATCCCCGTAGTGACTTCTTGAATTATACTGTCAACTGCATTTCTATAATCTTGGGAAATAGCTGTAGTGTGAGAAATATTTCTAAAAGTGTTACCCGTAGCCATAGCCATTGATTTCATATAGTTGTTTATAACAGTATTTTCAAAAAAAGTGGGTTGAATTATATTTTTAGCCAAATAGTACTTAGCCATATCTGAATACTCCAACATACCACTTTTTTTGAATATCATTTGAATTTCTAACACAGATTTATCTGTGGCTCGTGCAAGCATATTGTTTATCTCATCAATATTAGCCTGCATCTTAGCCATCTCGTCTAATCTATGTATATCTGTAGCGGTCAATGCCCCTATATCTGAAATATGTTTAGCCATCAATTGAATATAACGAACATTGACCTCTTCAAATCTATTAGCAACTATAGTAGAAATCTGTTCTATATGTTTAGCAACTGTATTAGACATTATTCTTCCTCACCACCAGCATCATCTGAGGCTGAATTAAACATTAGTTCCTGATTTAACCGTATGGACTCTTCCTGCATTTCTTGAATTGCCTGCTTAGCGGTATCAAGGTCTTCACCTGTGTACCACGCACGAAGTTCTGCTTTTGACAATATACCATCCTGAACTAATAGACGCTTCTGAGCTAACTCTGTGTCCACATCGGTAAGAATTGAATCACTCCAATTTATTGCTACATCAAAATCTTCTATCTTATGCAGCTCATACAATTCAATAAATACTTTTGCGCCATCAATAGCATCCCTAAACGTCTGCTCCAAGGATTCCTGATTTTTAGTGATGGTTGTGTATGTATTCTGTCGGAGAATTTTAATTTCTGTGGCAGTACGGGCATCATTTTGCACATCTCCCAAAGTACCACGGGCTAAACCACAAGCATCCTCAATCTTATGTAAATATGTATTCAGACCCTGAATATAAGATGCATCTCTTAATGATGGAGTAAAGGCATGATAAGTATCTTCATTTCCAAGATCTAATTTTCTATAAATTCTATCTTTACCACTATCTAACCGTTGTTTGAAATATGTATCCTGCGTACAAAGAGCGGTAGAATCTACATCAATAGCAATCTGCCCAGCTTCATATTCCCAATCCAGTCTAGAGAATTGGATATCGGCTAATTTAATAAGATCTGCGGCGGCACTGAATACAGAAACACCTAGAGGAGATTCCATGTCCACATTATTAGCCACAGGTACTTTATAATAACCATACATCGGTTTCTCTACATCCTGTATCGTAACCTCAGGCTCAATATCTGACCATTTTGAAACAGCCGTCAGTGGTATTTCATTTCCTAATTCTTGTTCATCCATATCGTCGTTATCGACTAATTTAGCCTTAAAAGCTTTGTTTTGGACAACAATGGTATTATCAGAAAAGGTGTGACGCTCAACTTTTGTGTATAAATCAGATCCAGAAATAAACTGATCTAAAAATGCTACATCTGTTATTCTGCCGTCGTCATCAAAAGAAATAGGATAAAAATCACCCTGTAATACGAAATCAAAATAAATTGAGTCTTTTACAAGGTATGGCTTTATAATCATACCACCTAAAGCCATAGCCTTCTCTAAATTTGTATCTAACTTAGATAAAAGTTGGGCTTTAAATAGATTGTCAATGTACTCGGCTAAAGAATCTTCTTTAGTTTCTACAGGTACTTCTTCAATTTCCCCTGTTTCTGTATTGACTTGTGTGATAGGCGGTGGAGTGATATCCACTGTCAATTCACACATAACCATCATTTGAAGCATTTGACATATAGATTTAGGTAATCCCATAGAACTCACATCGCTATCAATCCAAGAAGCCTCATTTTTGTACATGAGTTTCCACTGCTGTAGCGCATCGGACATTTCATCAGATATTAAAACCTCATCAATGTCGACAAGATCTGTAATATCTGTATATTTTGTCATTCTTCTAATAGCTTCTTTTATGAGTTCAATTAATTTTCTCAACATAATTTAATTACCTCAATTATAATCTGCTGTTAACTGATGTAGATCCTTCCACCTTCAACAGCACATACCCATCCTGAAGGGATCTTCACCCAAGTGTATTTTTCAACCCTCTTAATGGCAAGTACTGTTACCCTTGTTCCGGATTTCAATACAGCATAGGTCTGGTTAAAGGAATGGGATCGTGCGTTGGAAGTGAGTTCACTGCGTTTTTTCTGTGCTCCTCCAGCAGATTTACGCACCCTCAAATTGGCTTTCAGCGTGTAGGTCGAACCAATTTTGTAAGAACGGCTTGAAGAGCCTGAACTGCTGGAAGTTGAAATTGGCAAGTATATGAATCCAAGAAATCTGTATCCTCTCAGATAGCCCGATTTTGGAATAACACTTGTCCAAAATTTTCTTGATCTGTATCCTGACTGAGATACTGTGAATGACCCATTGGAATGGATTTGTTCAACTACTGCTACATGCCCTGCACCGTCTCTGCTGTTTCCAACTTTGCCTTTTGCCCATACAATGATTGCGCCGAGTTTAGGTGTTCTTCCTCTGGAGTAGCCGTCGCCGAACCCATACCAGGTCTCAGCATTCCCTCTGGACAGCTTTGGGGTAGATCCAAGTATTTCCCTTGCACGCCCCCAAGCATACCCTACACAGTTGGGTAAAACACTGTTTCCTTTGATACGGATACAACTGTTGTACCCTCCGTAACTAGTGTGTATGTAACACTTGTTAGTTGTGGACGGTGCTGACAGTCTTGGTGAAAAAGACATGGCTTACACCTCACTTTCGTCATTTACAGCTTCCAGTTCCTTTCTTGGTTCCTGGTATGTCATTACTTTAGCGGTATCTTTGAGACCGTGTGTGCTTGGGTCAACAACAATACCAAAAGCAACCAAGAGGTTGATAATGATACCAGCAAGCTGTTCTATTGTGTCCTGAGAAACAACAGGAACAATTTCAAAAATACCCAAGATCTGGTAAACAAATGCGATCGTTGCAGCAATCAAGGCTGCTAAAGAAATTTTGTTTTTAAACCTCAGTTTCCAATTGATAAGTTTCATTATTTATGCTCCTTTCTACCCCGCCGTGGGGATTTCAACATATTTATACCATCCAGCTGGATAGCTTTCAGGATGCCAAACATTGTTATCTATGTTTGAAACATACACAGTGTCATTCTCCAAACAACACTCATCTTTCATGTACATTCCAGATGTGCCTTGCGGCTCAACATATGGTTTTGCTTTCTTTGGGTTTTTTGTGTGACATAAACCCCACTGTGCTCGTAAATTCACGGGCTTGTCTGTGTAAATTGTACTGTCATATGGCTGCAACAGCTTCCAAACTTGGTCATCATCACGAACCACTGACCCTGCTTTCCAGTTCAGATACTGTACTGTTGGATCAAATTCAGGAATGTCAGTTTCACGGTCTATGATTTGTGTGCCTGTCAGATCGGGGGCTTGTTCTTGTAACGCCGTGGCGGCCTGTAACCCAATCGCTCTCATATGTTCCAGTACAAATGTCTTATTTTCCATAACTGTTCACCCCTTCTTGTATTGCTGCAGCCAATTCATCATATGTGGCATATGTTATCGATCCTGTTGGATCTGGGTCTGGCGGTTCTGGCTTTGGCAGCGGATCATGGATGAATTCCCCGTTTTTGTAACGGTAGTCTGACACGTCCCCGTCCGGGAACGACTCGACCACGATGTTGTATTCCATGCCCTCAATGCATTCGCAAACAGACAAGATCCTGTTATCTGTAGCTAAATTTAATGCGTATTTCTTCATTAAATCACCCCTTTCGCTATATAAACCGCTGTTGGTATTGAATAACCATCATGTCTGTTGTTAGAAGCCCCCACATAACGATAGTACCCTTTATCAAAATTGATTGAGCCAGTGTTAGTTATTGTTACAGCTCTCCTGGTAACAAAGATGTCTCCGCCATCAGACATAGACTGAACTGTAACAATCTCGGTAACCATTCCCGCCTTTACAGTGAGCCACGTGATTCTTCTGTCTATTGAGGCAGCTTGGCTTTCAAATTCAATTCCGATCAAATTGCCTTCGTTAGCAGCAATCGTAACATCTTGTGGCGGAAACAAGCTTGATGGACTTGCATTCTGCCACACTTTCTTGATCTGCACCCCATTCTTTTCATCTAAACTTCCTACCCAGCTTTTTGATCCTGGATACCAGCCACTGGCATTACCAGATCGGTAGTATACTGGGCTGTTTCCATTCAGCCCTATGAACTGCTGCGCTACTATGACGCTATCCGATGTATAATTGTACAACCAGCCGAATTTCATCGGCTGATTTTCTAACAATCCTTCTGTGCTGATATACGCCAGCCCTGTGCCAGCTTTCACCCAGTTGGCTGTTGTGTCACCGCCTCCGTTTCCGGTAAGGAACGATAAATCGCTAGACGGTATGTACTGCAAATTATTCATCGCCGCAGCTCTTGTGGTTTTTCCTGTACCACCCTTATTGATAGGCTGTACCTTGTTCTCTTCCGCAGATATCCTAGCTTCTAACTGTCCGGCTACAGTACCACTTAACGCTGAACTCACTAATTCCTGATACTGCTCATATAATGATCCAAGCTGAGTTATATATGGAATAGCTGGTAATACCCTACCACACAAACTATCGTCCATTCTTGTATCCAATATATTAGAAGCACTAATAGATGTGGCTCCAGCAGGTATTGTTATATCAGCTAAACCAATTTCCCAGAAATTAGATTCACGCTGTAATGATGGGGCTACAGGATTAGTGGAGTTTGTACCTGTCTTTACATATACCATAATGGAACGCACATTAGTTGATGTGTTGAATCTAGCAACCACTCTGTCTATTCTTCTTAGTGTTGCATTAGCAGCTTCTAATGACAATGTGACAGCATTATCATTATATGCCAAAGCTCCTTCAATATGACAACCACCTTTAGATACTTTCACAGCCATACCGTTACCCGGAATTACCTGTAAATCATCGTCTAATGCTGATTCTATGAATACACCATTTGTATATCTCAATTTATTGAACTGACGCTCATTCTCAGCAGTTATCGCTCTGTCATATACAGGCTGCGCGGCTGTACCTGTATTTTGAGATTCAAATGGGTACGAATAAAAAGCCATAAATTCTCCTTTCTATAAATTAAATACATTTTGCATCTTTAAAAGCTTTGATAATTTTAGGTGACTGAATAGCGAACCAATCTATCATTTCCTCATTGTATGCCCAACAATTAGTAGCACCGGAACACGCCTGCAAACCACTTTCACACAGAAAAGCATGAATGATTTCATGTCTTGTAACCTGTTTAATAAATGCTTTCATGTCTTTTACAGCATCTATGTCTTCCACAAGATCATCACTGTTACAAATTACAATTTCATGTGTACTGCAATCACAATAACCGTTATTGGCTTTTAATTTAGGGTCTTCTGATTCGGACACAATAGAAATAGTGTATTCCTGACCTAAGACATCAATTTTATACATTTTTTTAGTTCCTCCATACTATATTATAATATACAATAATAAAAAAGTATACAATTTATTGTCCTTTTCTTTTCCACACAGGCTCCATTGCATATCTAACCATGTCTATACTATGGTTATCTTTATCGGGTACATTTGATGTTGCTTGCCCGTCTGGCGTTAGTTCATATTCATATTCGTTGAACTCTTTTGCGGTTTCCGGACACCTTGCAGGATCTATAACTATAGCTACTAAAGATTGTAACCACTTTATTCCGTACCGTACAGAATCCGGACCTTTTTGAGCATCTCTTGCATCTGCTCCATAACTTCTATAGTCCGCAACGGATTTATGCTCTGCGGAATCACATATAATTCTATCGTGTAATCCCACACCTTTTTCATCCCTTAAATATTTCCAGGTATCTCTGTTACTTGTTTTCCATGTTCTGTATTCATCAAATATATACAATATTTGTCTATTAGAATCAAAATGCATTTTACCCCAGTGAAATGGATCCGGATACCAGCCCCAGTCAATCCCCATATGAATATGATCAAACCACTTAATTTCCTGATCTGTAATTGTTTCCAATTTTATATTATCAAATACATTAGTACCATTACCAATGACTTCTCCAAGATATTCATGTCTATATCCATCTGGATTTATTTGCTTCATCCAGTTAGCATCATATATAAACTGTCTTCCTAACCACCTTCTTGGAGCTTGTAAATAGGTAGTATGTGATGTATATGTATCAGGTTTATTCTTTTCAACATCCATATAAGAATTCGCCCAATTTGTTCTAGATTTAGGAGGGTTCATGGATTTGAATACAAAAAACTTATTTCCACCACGAACAACTGACTGTTGAGTTTTTCTTATTTCTTCCTCCCCTAAATATTCATCCAATTCTTCAAACCATAGGTATTTTATGTATCCAAATGGAACTTTTATGGATTTTGATTTAGCAGCTTTATCAAGACCTTTAAAAAGAATAACCTGCCCTGTAGGTATGTATGTAATTTTTTTAGGATTAGTTGTAAATTTCCATTCGTTGCTAATATTTAATTTTTCGATACACCACTGAATCTGCGCATATACAGAAGTATCTAAAGTATCTCCAACTTTTCGATAACAAACGGCATTAGCATTAGGATCGCTCATTATACCTAGAACAATTTCAAATCCGATAACAGAAGATTTCAAGGAACCTCTTCCACCCATAAGATTATAGTATGTGTGCTTTTCATTTATAATGTCCCAGTGCATATCATAAAATGCAGAACCTATACAATCTGTTAATTTGACTTCTATCTCATCTGTATGTTTATTCCCAAACATTACATTCCTTTCTAAAAACCTTAGCTAGCCTATACTCTAATCGATAATAAAAAAGAGATAGCGTCGGCTATTAAAGTCTTTTTTAAACTGTGTTAAGAATAAAGGATTAATGTCATACTTGTCAATGAGTTCCTGTACTTCACTATATTTGATTGTGTAGGGTTCTTCCTCTGTTTTGTAAATATCATCATAGTCTTCAATTTGTAAATAATGATTTAAGGATAAAAGCTGTTTACCATACAGTGGTCTAGTTATATTTGTAAATAAGTCAAACATATATACAGTACCTTTATTTTGTAATGTATTTAATATAGTATATATATTATTTAATTGTGTAATATTTTTCATTTTCCCGCCTCCGGTTTTGGTATATCATTTACTATTGTTACTTTAGCTTCTACTGCTGTATTAGTGAATACTCTTTTAGCTAATTCCGCCGCTGCTTTTGTTCTTTCTTGTAATGATGGATCTAAATCAAATTGATCTCTTTCTTCTCCCCTCATTACCCTTGTATAATACTCTAAAATTTCGTCAGTATCCGCAATTTTTTTACGATTTCTTGCATCCATTCTTTCCTGTATGTACTTGCGAATCTTTGGAGATTTCAACATTTGACAACCCTGTACCCCCGCATTTTTTGCTTTATACCCTGCATCTAATGCGGCTTGTGTTGCATTCTGGTGTTGTAAATAATTTTCAGCAAAATCGAATTGACGCTGAGTTAAATAATCCGGTTTAACTGGCACAATTTTATACCTCTCTTTCTTTCTTAAATTTAGTCTCGGCTATTGTTTTCTCTATTTGATCTATAAGTGTATAATCTGTATCATTTATCTGTTTATTTATGTCTTTTATAATGTTCAAAATTTGTGCAAGATTTTTTATTACAACAACTTTATTACCCGATCTAAATAGTACCTTATTTTTATGTCTCACAGACGTCATTGTTACAAAGCAATCTTTGTCCTGATTATAAAATTGTGAATAAGAAATAGAAACAATAAATCCTTGTTGCTGTAAAGCTAATTGTAATTTTCTAATAGTTGAATTATAATTCGGCATAATTAAAAAATCCTTCCTATATCATAATAAAATTATAATATAAAAAGGACTTTTTGTAAATTATTTCTTAATTGCTAGTTAATAGGTTCTACATAAGGATTATCGTTATTTACAAAGTGGACTAATTTCTTATGTTTATTTTCTGATTGCCATTTCTTAAAACAAGTCTTGCCCATACCTACTTCAATAGACTCTGTAGATTTTAATTTTCTGCCGCATCGTTTGCAGGTTGTTTGCTTTAATTCATTCATAACAAATGAGCCTCCTTGTAAACGATCATTATAACTCTATTTACTAATTTAGTTAATTCTTCTAAATTCTCTTCCAACTCTTCTGTCTTTGTCTGCAAGTCAAAGACCTCTTGTTCCAGCTCGTTAATTTTTCTATTTATATTCTGATCCATTAGAATAAGCACCTCTCTATCATATCCTTACCCCTTAAATCCCTAATCCATTTTTTAGGTATGCTATTATAGCCATAAATCAATGCGGCACAAGCACCTGTTAATGCCGCAATAGTGTCTGTATCTCCTCCCAATCTTACTGCAGTAATAACAGCTTCTTCATAACTGTTGGTATTGTACAAGCACCACAACACACTTTCCATTGTATCTTTCACATAACCTGTAGACCTTATATCGGAGTCGGATGCTGTTAGCAATACGATAGGATAATATTTTTCCATATCTTGGGATTTAGAAATCATACCATTTATACACATATGAATAAGATGTACATAGGCTTCACAATATTCTACACATAAAGGATGTGCGTGAGTGATACAAGAGACATCGGAAATGTAATCAAATCCATTTTTCACAAAAGCTAAAGGTAATATTCTCATCATAGATCCATTACCGCAGTTATACTTATCTGTAAGTCCACAGCCTCTTTTTAAAGCTTCTCGTGTTGTGTAACCTATGTCAAACACGTTATTATCTAAATAGTATTTTCCTTTAGCGCAAGCTTCTAAATTCTCGCGAATATGTTTTACGCTAATTCCTTCAGAGTATTTTAATGCTTCACAAGTAGCAAGTGTAAATGCTGTATCATCAGACCATGTGCCTTTTGGCATACTCCATGTTCCACCACCATTCATTTTAACAGTACCCGTCATATCTCTCATAGTAAATTCATAAGGGACCCCCAGTGCATCCCCTACAGCAAATCCATAAATAGCTGTTTTTAATTTATCATTCATATAAGTACCCCTTTCTATCCTTACCAAATCCGCTCCAAAGTTCTAACAGGCTTCTTTACCAGCTCGTCATATGTAAAATCATTTCGATCTTTCAGGATATCTTTGATCAGATCATCCTTATACGCTTTTAGCCTTGCCTTTTCAGCATCCAATTTCTCAGCTTCTTCCTGATGTCTTTTTTTTCCTGGTGTTTAAAATAAATTTCCTTTTCCTGAGGTGTCATCCCCATTGTTATCTCGTTTATATTCATTTTCTTACCTCCGCTTCATGCCTTCACATAAGGCTGCATTATAGGACGGACTGTTTTCCGCCCTATAATGTAAATGCCAGTGCTGCATCTCTTTCACTGCTTCCGGCTGCAAGGCTTATGCCGTATCTAATCATCTGCCGTTCATTCTTGATTTCTCTGATTCGCTTTAATGTTGGCCAGTCTACCAATGCACCCACACAATATGCATCTTCCATAAGTTCCTCAACTTCTTCAATGCGTTCTTCTAAGCCTTTCGGCCATTCCCCTGTTTCGATTGCATCAATTTCCATGCATTTCAGGTGATCGTACATAGACATTAAGTTAAAATGTTCCGACTCATTTACTCTGTATTTCTTTATTTTATTTCCTCCTTTGTGTATTGTGTTTTTCTTTAACTTATGTATATATTGTAACACATAAAGAATGAAATGTCAATAGTTTTGCAATAAAAAATTGACCACCGAGAGGAAGAAGTGGTCAATTTAAACACATTCACAAGAAAAAGCATATTTAACAATTAGTAATAGGAGTTACTCATATGCACCAAGCACAAAGGGAAAATGTTAATCCTCTCTACTATTTATTTTAAATCAGGCAACCCTGAACTAAATAGTCTAATGCTATATCATCTAAAATTTTTCCAGTTTTAATACCGTATTCTACTTTCTGACACAATTTCATATTTCTTTCCAATGTACCTAAATTATAGGCTCCAATATTTTTTATTGCGTGGTGAACTTCCCAACCAAGCAAGCCAGTTCTTTTAGAAGCATCTTTTTTATTCTTACCTAAACCTTGAACCGCAAGCATATTTCTAAAACCTGTATATAAAACAGATGCTATCAATACAGCAGGTTCACCTTTTCTTTTAGCTTCATCTAATTTTTTAAAGGCTTTATTAATATCTCCATATAACACTGCGTCAGTTAATTCAAATGTTATATCTCCGACTTCTCTATAAAAAGCGTCATTTTTATCTAAAATTTCAAAAGCTTCGTTAGGGTCTATTTCACCACAACTTCGAATATAATGATCAATCTTATCTATTTCTAATAGTATTCTGGCATAATCATTATTGCAGTATTGTATCAATTTTAAGCCGTTGACATCATTAAGGTTGATTTTAGAAGAAATGTGGTGTTGCAATACATCCGCAGTCAACGGCTTAAATTCTACACAATAACTCTTATTCCTAGTATAGAATTTTTCGGACTTCTTCAGCTTCCCATATCTTAATACCAAAATGTCTTTTGATTTTGAAAAATAGTTAGCTACCTCCGTCCATTTTGTTTCTTCCGACCTGTATGCATCATCTCTATTGATGATATACAGCTTACTAGAGGAATCAAGTGTTTTGACTCCTCTTTTGCTGTATAGGTCGGCGACCGACCGAAAGGAAGTACTCACATGACAAACCGAACTTTTGAGTTTGGAAAGATACACATCGAGGATTCCTTGCTCTTCACCGAATAAAATTAGAAAATGTGGTATATCATTTTTTGATATTCTTTCCATCAATTCTTTCAATTCCATTAGAACAATTTACCCCCTTTGTGTATTTTTAGTTTAACATCTTTTTTAGCATTTGTCAATATATGTGTTACAATATTATCTAAATAATTTTTATCATGTTCATTTAATCTACCATAAATATGAAATCCTGTTGTACCATCAAAATCATAAAATACATAGCCGTACATAGTATCATCAATATCTATTTGAGACTGTAAACTAACAAGCTGTCTACATAATTCATCAAATTCTTTATCAGATAGAAAATTTGTATCACGGTTATAATAAAAAATACTATTGATTATTATTTTACGCTGTAGAAATTCAACTTGTGTTTTAATATCCCAGCATCTAGGAAATTTCTGCATTTTTGAGCACCCTTAAAATATTTATCAGCATAACCTCAATGCTAGCCTTTTTATTTAAAGAACCTGTTTTAAATTCCTTTTTACAAACCTCTATAGCATCTAAGATTTGTATCATACAATCATCTGGGCACTCAAATTCCGGAAACTTCCGTGTAAAAACCCGCATAAATAATTCACAATCTAATTTAGACTCCTCCGAAACCTTGGAACGCAACCTGGAAGTCGCTTTTAATAAATGAGAACCTCTCCGACTATATAGCGCATTAAAACAATCGTTTACAATAATCTCTGCCTGCTTAACATCTGTATTTTTCCAACTTAGTACCTGTCCAATAGTGTTGGCATATTTAATAACTTCATCATGTTCAGAAAATTTAATTAGTTCTGCTTGAGAATAAGGCTCCATTTTCAACTTAACAGCCCTACTCCACAACGTTCCAATTAGATTAGAAGAATCTTTAACGGTCATTATAAAATATGATTTATTAGGTGGCTCCTCTACTACCTTTAAAAGAGCATTTTTAGCGTATACTGACATATCATCAACATCTCTAAAAATATAGACAGTAGGTTGCGTGATATTATAAGACATTCTTATTGCATTTTTAACAGCTTCTTTGGAATTATTTTCACATATTACACCGTTTCCCAGCAATTTCATGATTATTTTAGCAAGCGTCAGTCTTCCAGACCCTACATCTCCCTCAATAATTATAAATCTCGGTATAGATTTATTTAATCTCCACTGAATAACTGTTTTTAAATTTTTTTTCTGTCCTACCACTTAATTTTCCTCCTATCTACATAGTAATAAAAACGAAGATTGAATAATAGTCTTAGGATCAGAATCCCACTTAATTCTATAATCTAAATCAATTACAGCATCTAGAATGTGCGGTATAACATCTGCAAAATCATCTACTATAGAACTAAGATATTCATCGTTAGTTTCTGTAGAAGGTATATTTATATATCGATAATCTTCAAGCAGGATATAAGCCTGTACATCCAAAAGAAATTTATAATATTCTCGAATGAACTGTTTTAAATCTTTTCCTGAATTAAAGACAGTATCTACAAACTTAAACACACCTGCTCCATCTTTATTTAGTATCAGTTCTGTCAACGAGAACATAGACTCATAATCTTCCGAGCCTATAATATTCAGTACATTTTCTAATGTAAGTTCTTGTGTGATAGAAAGACACTTATCTAATAATGTAATAGCATCTCTCATACCGCCAGAGCACACTTTTGCGATGTGATTTATCGCTTCCGGGTATGCTTTAGCTTCCGGAACCTCATCATTTAAAATTCTATTTAATCTATCAATAATACCCTGTGTGCTTATCTTTGTAAAAGTATAACGCTGCACTCGCGATAGTATAGTTGCCGGAATCTTTTGAGGATCTGTGGTGCATAATATAAAAATAGCAGTTTTTGGAGGTTCTTCTAATAATTTCAGTAACGCCTGCCATGCTCCTGAACTTAAAGAATGACATTCGTCAATTATAAATATTTTATAGTCTCCATCAATAGGCTTTCGTTTAGCATCCTCGATTACAGTACGAATATTATCCACACCACTATTAGATGCAGCATCTATTTCAATAGGATTTCCTGCGCCTTTATTTATCATTCCTGCAAATATTCGAGCAGACGTTGTCTTACCTGTTCCTGCAGGGCCTGTAAATAAATAACCATGTTGAAATTCTTCAGTTCTAACCTGATTTTCTAAAATTTGTTTGATTATTTTTTGTTCCGTTAAATCATCAAAAGTTTTAGGTCTATATTTTACAGCCAATGATTGCTTTGCCAAAACTACACCCCCTTAACATGAGTAGCTAACATATCTGCCTGATGTGTCCACAAGACATTAGGATACCTTTTAATTGCCATTGTATAATTTTTCCATTCTGAAGATTCCGTAAAAGCTCCCATATGATAAACAATACAAGCTAATTCTTCTTCTGTAAGTCTTAATAAGGATCCAGCAATAACTGCAGATTTCATTCCGTGACCTGTGAATAATGTATCTTCATTATAATCATATAAACCATTGCTAAACGGCTCCTCCGACTTAACATAGCTATCCATCTTACATAAATCATGAAACAATCCTACAATCACAGGGGAATCCTCACGCTCCCATTTAAGATTATTATATTTTGTCAATTCTAATAAATAATCACATACTACTAAACTATGCTCGGCTAAACCACCTATATAATTGCCGTGATGTCGAGTAGATGCGGGTACAGAGAAAAAGCCTTGTTCCGTCAGTGTATTTAAAATATCTTCGGTTTCCAAAACTGACGTATAATTCAATCTTATTTTTATTTTTTCGTATAATCTTTGTGTGTACATGTTAGTCCTCCTCCCAATAACAGTCGATATATTCAGTTGCACACTCCCAACATTCCTTATTTATCTCTTCTTCAATGTCAGTTAATTCTAACATATCTACACCTCCTCAAAATAACCTTTTAAATCATTATCATCTATTTCTATCCACATTAATTCTTCACTCTCTAAATGATTTTCTCCACCGATATAGTTTAAATCATTATTCAATTCCCAGATAGACCCTACAGACACTATATCACTCTCACCAGTTTCAAAACCATCTGCACCAACTATATTCACAACCATGTCTTTGATACATTTATATTTTTTCATCATCTTCTTCAATCCTTCCTAAATATTTATATGCAAGATCAAATGCACATTGTATTTCATAAATATCATACTCTCCTTCGGAATATTTACAAATTTTATTATCTGGAAATATGTATTTATTGATATGTTTTCGATAAGCATATTTCAGCACTTCAACAACGTCCTCTGGCTTCATTTCCTCTAACGCAATCATATCATAATAATCATATGTAGTTATTTCAATTTTATTCATTGCTATTCATCCTTCATAAGCGTTTTTATATAATAACAAGATTTATCCTCCGGACACCATCCAAAATATTCGCATTTTCGTAAGAAATAAAAATCTGTTATCGTTTCCCATTCGTCTGAATACTTTGAAAGCTCTTGTTTAATGATTTTAAACAAATCTCTATATTCCCAATACGCTCTAGTGCATAACCTCTGATGTGACATTTCAATCAAATTACGAAGATTACGATGGTCTACAATTTTAGTTTCTGTGCCTAAAGGGTAAAACATTGCGATATCTTCTAAAGGTACATCTCTATCTTTTAAATATCGAATAAATGCCGAAAATTCATCCATATACTGATTAAATCGAGTCATGATAGAAGCTTTTGCAGATATTGAAGGAGGGATAATAAAAGGTACATGATCACCGTAATCAACATATCGTGTGCTCTCCTGAAGTCTTGTTGGAGATCCTCCAATATGTGTATACCATTCTCTAATAACACGAGAACTAACTCCACTTATTTCTAAATCCACTTGTACATATTCTAAAACCCTACCGTGATCAGACAGTAAACAACTAAGACCCCTTTCGAAATTTTTATCGTCATCTGTTGTGTCTGAATTCGTACAGTATCCCGCTCTTCGTCCCATCAAAGTGATAGGATATTTTGTTGTCTCTGGTAAAATATTTACTTTAATCGTCATATCGTCCCTCCTTAAAATTTACATATTCTATAAAATCGTGTTCATTTAAAATATAATAATTATTACCGTATGGGGTAAACTGAAAAGCTAAAACGGCACTGAGTTTACCCTGCTCAAAAGCCTGTTCTTGAGCTTTCATTATCCAATCATATCGAATGCTGAAAGAAGATTTCGGTGTAAAAGGTGTTTTGGCTTCTATGAGAAACAAATCTGTTAAAATATCACCTCCTCCAAATTTAGTTCCTCCACTATTAGGTTGCGCATAACCGCCAACTCTGTGAGCTATTCTTAATTCTTGATTCGTGGATATAACCTGTTTATTTTCCATTTATATTTCCTCACAATCTTTTACTGCGGATTTGATTATCCAACCTGTCCATTTTACATCTTGTAGTTTAATTTTAACCTCCTCTAAATGCTCCTTCAATTCATCCTCTGTATCAAATGGATTTATATAAGCATGATGTCCACATTCCGGCCCTAACCCGTACAGTCTTGACACGGGATTAGTAAGAGGTTTGCCACATTTCATGCAAATATCTGTTTTTTCGATATCCCCAAAACACTCCGCATATATCATACCTCGTGTCTGTTTAATGACTTTAGCCGTCATTCGTACAAACGGCATTGGAATATCATTATTCCACCTGCTCATGAAATCAAAATCTCTATTGGATTTTTGTGTCATGTATTTTTTAACCGTTATTCTATACAATTTATTATTTTCAAACATACTAGGTGTATATTCTTTTTCTTTAGCTGTAACATCTTCAGGTTTATTGGAGACAAGGGTGAACTTAAATTGTTCCCCCTGTATAAACTCCATGTCTTCAAATCTATGTATTTTACTAAATATGCTTTTCATTGGATATCCTCTCAACCTGATCCTGTGTAAAAAATGCAGAGTCCTTTAAAAAATATCTACCATTATCTATCATTTCTGTAGTTCCATCTTCCTTTTCTACTTCAACCTTTTTACTGGATTTTTTCCAGATAGATATTTTATTGTGTGATTTTTCGCCATGTTTAACTTTGAATCCTAGACTTTTCCACTGGCTATAAGTATGAAGTACCACTAAATCCGGATCTAACCCATTCAACTTCATATATGTAAGTATGATTTCATTATTTGTCATGTACTGCACCTCCTAATACTGTACCAATGTTTCATACTCTAATTGACTTTCAACTAACCAATTTTCTCCGGCTCCCTAAGTGGTAACAATAAAAAGCCCTTCAAATCTTATAACAGTATGTTCATATCCATTTAGATCCCTCAATATACTCCCAACTCTTAAATCGTGTATTGTCATTTTCTTTCTCCTTTGTATGTGTTATCTTTAACTTATGTATATATTATAACTTATGT